CAGACACACATATGAGTGTGCAAATTCATCTATTACACGTGGTGTAACAAGTACACCTGGATCTATAGAAGAATGTTTTGAAAAATTTCCTAGCGTTCAGGAGATTGCTGAAGCCGTTGGGTTTTATAAGGGTGCAGTAGACGGAACATCTGGAAGTCCTGGTGGTGCAGCTGGTACATCTGGGAGTTCAGGTGGATTTACACTATGGGAAGGCCCAACTGGTTGTCCACCAACAAATAATAGATTTACTTCATCTGAACCGGTAGATATATATTTTGATACTCCCAATGAAGAGTGTACTAAAATTAATAGTGTCTTAGGTACGGACTGGTTGGGTTGTCTTTGGGGAACTCCTTCCGCACCATATAGTTGTATATGTCCTGAAGTAAATCCTAATTACGAGGCATATATTAAACTTAGATTAAATGTAGCATCTTTTTGGAATACTCCTGTTGAAACACCAGTAAAAAGAGCAGAATTTATTGATGCATTAAAATATGGGTCAAAAATTGATGTAACCATTGCAGGTGATTTTAATCTCAAAGTAGGATCTATTGTAAATTTACGCATAAATGGAATTAGTAGTAGACCATATTCTGCTGTAACTCCATCAGCAAATGGATCATATTATATTACGGGTATTAAACACGTTATTACAAATTCTGGTACACATGAAAGTGCATTGGCATTAACTCAGCTGGCTCCGCTTGCTGGTGGAACCTTTTAATATTTCATATTATTTTTAGTATAAATATTGTAATGCCTATTAAAGATTTTTCAATATTGTTTGAAAAGATAACTACCAATACTAATAAAAAAGATATTGGCGTAGTTAGTGGTTTTAATGCATATTCACAATATATTGAAAATGTGTGTAAAACACAAAAAGGAGAATTGGTATCTAATATGGATTTAGGTTCCAATTATTTTAATTTTATCTTTAATGGTAAAGCAGATGTTGGATCACTAGAAAGTGTAATGGCTGCATATATTCAAACCGCAATACCTTCTATAAACAAGGTAAAGGTAAAATTACAATTTTCATCTGAAACGGTGTTTCAATTTTTAATTACATATTCAATTTCAAATGGAATCAATAGCCAATCTGATGCATCTACATTTATCGAGGTATACCTATAATGACATATCAACTAAAAAATCTTAATGTAGCTTCTTTGGACTTTGATGATATTAAATTATCATTAGTTAACTTTTTTAATCAACAACCTGATTTAGCTGATGTAGATTTTAAAAATGATGCAAGTGCTGCAAATTTGTTGGTAAATATTTTAGCAACAGTAACAGCATATAATGGAGTATATGCACAATTTGGATATATAAATTCGTTTGCTACGACTACCACTTTAATGCAAAGTTTATTAGGAATAGCATCTAACAATTCTATTTTAATAGCCCCATCGCTCAGTGCGACTACAAATAGAACTATTACAACAATAGGTGCAACTTTACAAGATTATACAACTTTTAGTGCATCAACAACAAAAGCATCTGGTGCATTCTTTTTTAATATTGATTCAATACCATCCAATAAAAGTAGTTCTATTACTTTATATTCTGGATATGATGTTATAAGTTATACAAATTATGATTATGTAACTCAATCATGTCAACTACCATATTCTATTGATCCACGAACAATTAGCTTTTATGAATCTGTAACCAATTCCGGAATAGTTACAAAGTGGACACGTGTTGATAAGTTTTCACCCACAAGTACTGGAAATGACAAAACATTTACAGTTATTAATGGTCCAAAGGGATATATTGTAACTAATAAGTTTGTTACATCCAAAGAAATAACCACATCCAGTACAGTATTAATTAAAGCCATTTCTTCAAATGGTGCTGATGCAAATAATTCTTCTATATCAAATAGAAGTGATGCTGTTTTTGTTACATTCCAGGTTCCTACTGGAGGATATGATGAACTATCAGTATCTGAAGCACGATATAGTTTATTGTTTAATGCCACAGGTCAAGACAGATGTGTAACAATAAATGATTATATTAATGCAATTTTAAGTTCTGGAATTTCTGGAACCAATGATGAAAGTTTAATAACTGTTAAAAATAATTGTTGTGTTCCAGGTATAATTGATATATATGTAAGTGGTTTATCGGCAAGCAATCAAAGTGGTTTAATGGAATATTTGACCACACGTTGTGTGGCTGGTATCAGATTGGTGTATCAACTATGATTACAGTTTTCAATGGACAACCTGTAACAATTGATACTAAAATGCTTTTAACTTCTCAAAGAGCAGCTGAATTGCTTGGAAGTGATTATAAAAGCTTCATAACAGAACCATGGTTGGGAGATAAACTTACTATTTCTTCTTTATTTCCACAGTGGATTATAAAAGCATATGAAAATAATACTACAAATATTGCTGTAATACCTATAGTAAAAAATTATATGAGATGGCTGTTAAGCCAAGAATATGGGTATGGAGCACAGTTAAACTGGGAAAATATTAGAGTTCCTTTATACATTAATTCTATATTTTTAGAAGCATTAGCGGATTTTTATTTTCCTGGAGCCGATTTTTCACAAGAACCATTAAAATCAATATTACCTAATATTAGAAGATTTTTAATTAGGTCTGATCAAAATTATTTTAATGTTAAAGGAACACCAACAGCAATAAAATATATAATTTGTTCGTTATTAGGTTTTAATTTGTCTGATGTCTCTGTATTTACAGGAAGTTATGTTACAATGGAAATAAAAATTGCAACAGCACAAGAGGCATCATTTGAAACTTTCAAACCATTTTTATCCAAGTATGTAATTCCGGCAGGAATTTCTGTAAACTATACTACTATATAATCTTATGTTTAAAAAAATGATGATGTTTGCTGCTTCTTTAGCTTCTAGAGGAATAAGCAATACAAAAACCGATGTTCAAACAAAACAACTTAGGGTTTTATCGTGTTTTGGTGGCAGTACTATTAACACACCTTGTGTGTTTTTAAAAACTAGTTCAGTAGATTCAACTAAAAGTTATTGTGGGGGTTGTGGCTGTGGTGACAAACCACATACATGGTTACTTCAAAGTTCTGAGGAATATTCAAAATTGGATTATCCGGTTTTAAATTGCCCAATGCAGATGCCTGGATTTAGTAATTATGATCCAAATTTTAAACCAATAGAAGTAAAATTACGAAAAGAAATGATTGAAGAAATTGATCCAAAAGAATTGGAATTGATTCAAGTAACAATAGGATCCAGTGAAGAAAAAGAACAGTTGATAGATAAAATAAACAAAATTGTTGAGAATTCATAAATATTTCTATGTCTATTACTACCCGACAAGAATTTATTGATTACACATACCGCCGTCTTGGTGCTCCTGTAATTCAAATAAATATTGATGCAGAACAGGCTGAAGATCGTTTAGACGAATCTTTAGAATATATGCACGAACGCCATTTTGATTTTAATGAACGTGCTCAATTTATTGTGCCTGTAAGTCCTACAAATATTTTAAATAAATATTTTGATACTAGTAATTTTGGTTTTGCAGTAGGTGCTCAGGGAGTAACATCAGCAAGTACAGGTATAACTGGATATTGGCCTGCAGCATCAGATATCAGAACTATTACCAAAGTTTATAAACCAGGTAATCAAGTTGGAGATTATATGTTTGATCTTAGATATCAAATGACACTATTTGATTTCTTTGGTTTATATTTTAATCAAGGTGGATTAGCTCAAGGGCCTATGGCATCATATATGGAAAGTATGTCATACCTACAGTTAATTAACGATGTGTTTAATTATCCGGTATCATACACTTATACACGAACAACTAATAGACTATTTTTAGAAACAGAATATGCAAAACTTGTAGCTGGATCTTATATGATGGTTGAAGCATATGTTCAGGTTAATCCAGACTATTACTCAAAAATCTGGGGAGATCGTATATTTCAACGACATTATTCTGCCATGTTAAAAAAACAATGGGCACAAAACTTAATGAAATATGCTGGTATGCCGCTTCCGGGTGGGGCTCAACTAAATGCTGGTGCAATGATGGCTGATGCTATTAGAGAATTAGATGCTATTGAAGCTATGTTGTTGAAAACACAAGAACTCCCAGTAGATCCAATGATTGGTTAAAATGGCAACAAATCCATATTTAAATTTAACTTCGTATGGTCCAGAACAAAATCTTATTGAAGATCTTACTGTAGAATTGATTCAAGGTATGGGACAAGATTGTTCGTATGTTCCTAGAAAATATTTTAATATTGATAAAATATTTGGTGAAGATCCAGCATCGTCTTTTGAAAAAGCATACACCCTAGAGATGTATGTTCAGTCATATAAAGGTTTTGATGGTACTGATGTTATTACACAATTTGGTTTAGAAATTAAAGATAAAATTACATTATTATTTGCTAGACGCAGATTTAAACAAGAAATTACTAATTTAGATTCTACGATCACACGACCCAGAGAAGGAGATTTAATATACTTTCCTTTATCTAAATCTCTTTTTGAAATTAATTTTGTAGAACATGAAAACCCGTTATACCCATTAGGTAAACTATATTCATATCAAATAACTGCAGAACTATTCACTTACAGTTATGAAAAAATAGATACCAATATTTCCGCAATAAACAGTCCATATACTTCAACGCAAGGATTTTCTGGATCTATACTTATTCCATTGGCTAATAATCTGGGAACTACTCTTGGAATCAATGATGTTCTTAAAACTGAAGGAAATAGTTATGGATTTGATCCAAACAATCCATTTGATGATTGTGGATCTACCAGTGGAACTGAAGGATGTAATTAACTTTAAGGAATTTTATGTTTAACTATTTTTATAATCAAAATTTAAGAAAATTAGTTGTAGCATTTGGAGCACTGTTCAGCGATATTGACGTTGCTCATACTGATCCCGATGGTGGAACTCCTATAAAAATAAGAGTTCCTATTCATTATGCATCACAAGAAAAATTTATTCAACGTTTATTACAGCCATCATCTATAACTCCTGGAACTCGTATTGAAACACAACTTCCAATTATTAGTTTTATGATGAATACTATATCTCCAGACCCATCACGAAGATTAGGAAGATTTTCAAATAATAGTAATTTAAATGGATGTCAGTCAACTGGTAGTAAAATTTCTATACAAACACCAGTAAATGTATCGTTTAATTTGTTTGTATATACCCGACATACAGATGATATGTTACAAATTATTGAACAAATTATTCCAAATTTTCTTCCAGAGCATATAATTCAATTAGATATGAACAGTGTTCAAACTAACTTAAATATTCCTATAACTATGGTGAGTAATAATTTGAGTGAAAGATATGATGGTGATTTTAATAGCCGTAGATTAAATATTGCCTCTTTTCAATTTTTAGCCAAATCATGGATCTTTGGTGAAATTGAACCTGTTACCGCCATAAGTAATACTGTAACCAATCCAATTATTGACTTTGATTGAGTCTTATGAATATTAATAAAAATTTAGCAAAATTGTTTAATGTGAATGAACCAAAAGAAATTACTGTAAAACCATCTGCAGGTGGCACATTTGACAATAATAATTTTCAAAAAGATTATGAATTTGTTCAATCTAATTTAAAAGATTTGCTTGGTAATGGAAATATAGCACTTGAGAGTGCATTAAAGGTTGCTACTGAATCCGATAGTCCAAGAGCATTTGAAGTAGTTGCGATTTTATTAAAAACAATGGCAGATCTAAACAATACTGTTTTAGACGTTCATAAGAAAGCCAAAGATACTACAGCATCAACAACAAAAATTTCACAAACAAATAATTCAGTTTTTGTTGGGTCAACCAAGGATCTTCAAAACCTCTTAAATAAAGATAGAAGCACCGATAAAATAATCGAAGCAGAGGTTGTGAATAATGAGTCTGAACAACGGTAATCAAGGATATAGAAATAACCCAAAACTAAAGCCACCTGGCATTGATATTCAGTATACTAAGGAGCAACTGGAAGAATATGTTAAGTGTGCTAATGATCCAGTATATTTTTGTAGTAAATATGTAAAAGTAAAAACTCTTGATAAAGGTATTATGCCTTTCAAGTTGTATGATTATCAAGAAGAATTTGTAAAACAAATCCACCAAAATAGATTTGTTATTTCAAAATGGCCTCGTCAATCTGGTAAATCTACATCTGTTATTGGTTATATTTGTCATTATGTAACCTTTAATCAAAGCGTAAATGTTGCTATTCTTGCCAATAAGTTAAAGACAGCAAAAGATGAATTATTTGCTAAACTTCAATTAGCATATGAAAATCTACCACACTTTCTACAACAAGGAGTAGTAGAATGGAACAAGACGAGTTTTAAATTGGAAAACGGGTCTAGAGTGGTCTGTGACGCAACTTCGTCTTCAGCGATCCGTGGTGGCTCTTATAACCTATTGTTGTTGGATGAGTATGCGTTCTTACCTTCGCATATTGCCGAAGAATTTTATTCTTCCACCTACCCAACCATTTCGGCAGGTTTGACTACCAAACTTATCATTGTTTCTACTCCAAATGGTATGAATCACTTTCATAAACTTTGGGTAGATGCTAATCGTCCAATGGGGCACAAACTCAAAAATAGATTTGTACCTGTAGAAGTTGACTGGACTCAAGTTCCAATAACCCCAGGTGGACCTAGACGCAATGAAGAATGGGCAGAAGAACAGATTGCCAATACAAGCCAAGAACAGTTTAACCAGGAGTATGGTTGTAGTTTCTTGGGTTCATCTAATACCCTAATTTCATCTACAAAGTTAAATGTTCTAGCTTCTGAAGAATTTTTAACAGAAAATGCAGAAGGTTATAGAATATTTGAATTGCCTGATAAAGATAAAACTTATTTTTTACAGGCAGACGTATCTCGGGGTCAGGGTGCTGATTATTCTGCATTTACAATAATTGAGGGCTCTACAACACCATATAAGATCGTAGCATCCTATAGAAATAATACTATAAGTCCATTTAGTTTCCCAACTGTTATTAGAGATGCTGGAAAAACGTACAATAATGCTTATGTTCTCATTGAAACCAATGATTTGGGTGGGCAAGTATCACACATTTTACATTCCGATCTTGAATATGATAATGTATTAATGACCAAAGTATTGGGACGTAAAGGTCAAGTTTTGTCTCAAGGATTTGGCGGTGTTGGTAAAAATGAGATGGGTATCAGGACAACTGCACAAACAAAGAAGATTGGTTGTGCAATTTTAAAGCGATTGATTGAAGAAGATAAACTTCTAATAAATGATGACCGTATTATTACTGAGTTGATGTCATTTATATCAAAATCAAATACCTATAAAGCCGAAGACGGACAACATGATGATTTGGTCATGTCTTTAGTATTTTTTGCTTGGTTGACAAGACAAGAGTACTTTAGTGATTTAGTAGAACAATCGAAATTTAATTATGAAGAAGCGGCAAAACCCGAAGATGACAATGTTTTATTTGTAGCTCAAGAAAAAAATGGAGATGATGGTGAAGAATTTTCTCAAGGGGGCGTTATCTGGTATCCCACATAAAATGCTAAATATTTGGACACCATAAGGAAATTAAATGCCATCACTCAGCTCCTTCATAAACTCAAGTCAATATTCGCTAGAAAGTACAACCAACCCTTTATTGGCTGGTATGCAATTGGGTTCCCCATATGTTGCTCCAGTATTTAATGGTGTTTCTGGAGCGGCAGGAAACAATCCTGGTGGACTATTTGGTTGGCTTGTTTACTCTCGTTCAACGGTATGGCCTCCATCTACCCTTGCAAAAGGTAATACTACAGATACATATATTGTTTATACTAACCCACAAGATTTTGTTGGAGATTTAAATGCCTTGAGTGGAGTTACCAGTTGTCTTATTACTGCACCAAATTCTGGTGGAACGTTTGGATTATTTCAAACAGATGGAACAGACGGTCTTTTTATAAAATTAAAGGCATTAACTAACGGTAATGATTTTCTCTTTGCGATAAATTATTTGGCATATGGTGGAACTTTAATTGTTACCGGCAGTCCCGCTGGATTTAATCAATATCAAGCAGATAAAGAAAATATATTAGATGTCATTA